GCCGCAACTGATGATATTGCAAGAGCAACAAATAGTGTAAATAAACCGAAAAACATTTAACCGAAAAAATCCTCTAGAGTAGAAACTCGTTCTGTCTGCCAACCAACTGCATTCATTACAGAACTCATTGGTTCAATGAATGACTTACTGAATTGTTTATCATAGTCTATATAATCTTGCAATTCAAACTCTGATGGAAGTTGATTTGGAATTGCAATTACCTCACCACCAACTGTATTCTGTTTCTTGAGATACGCAAACTTAATCTTTTCACCATCCTTTATCACAGGATAATCACCTAACAATTTATGATCTTTCAAGAGTTTGTTGTAGAGCAATGCACCTTTCACATGAATAGGAGTTCCCTTGATGTAAAGATGAGCCGCATCATGATACTTCTTCATACCTCTAACTGATCTTGGAAAGAAAATATCTTCTGCACTCAATGTTTTAAACTCTTCACGAAATTCATCAATATATTGGATTGCATCATCTTCAGTTCCATTCATGATAATCTTGAATATATCCTTCATCTTCTGTTTACAAGCAGAAGGAGTTGAAGAACGAATGGCCTCGATACCCATAATCTTCAGTTGTGGTTCTTTATATCGTACACCTTCCGAATCATACACGTTCATGATGTATCGTTTCTTTGCAGTCCATACTGCCCGATCCGCAATATTCTCACGTTTCATGACCATCTTCTGATCAAATGCATTCATGTAATCTTTTAGTTTCTGATAGGATTTGTCTATAATCTTTTCCATTTGTTCAGAACAAACCTTATCGAGAAAATCTATAATCTTAGCCTTTTCCACATTCTTATCACCATACACAGATTGAACCAGTTTATCCATAGTGATGTAAACTGAATCAGTATCCACCGCCACAACATAATCATCATCTGTCTTGAGTAGTTCGTTGAGATACCGATTGATTTCTTTCTCAATCCATTTGATGGATAGTTGTCCAGAAGTAGTAATGGCCTCTGCAATCCTCTGGTCAAAATAACGAAAGTGCTGATTACCCATCGCACCAAAAGCAGAGTTGAGAGTAATCTTCAGATTGAGTTGCATATTATGATACTTGGAAATCAAGTTTTTCAGTTTGAATCTTTCAGATGCATCAGTTTCGTTTTGTAACTTCTTCTTTGCATCAATCATCATACCTTTGTACTTGACTCTATCATCATAGATTTGTTGCATCATCTCTGGAAGAAAACCATAAATATCTCTTCGATAGAATTCATTATTTGGAGTATAGGTTAGATTGTATTTTTTAAGTGCATCAAGATTTTGTTCTTGATCTACCAAACCATCGATTCCAGGCCGTGCATCTTTTATCTCTTGCAGATCACTTGGAAGTTCATCTGTAATCAAAGTTTCTGGTGAGAGATTGTACTGCATGATAAGATGAGGATACAGAGAATTCAAATCAAAATTCACAACCCAATCATGAGATCCAAGAATCGGATCTTTCACATACGCACCCTCAAACTGAGAAGATTTATGAGAAGTTGTTTTAGGTGGAATTACAATATTCTTTCTAAGAAGATTATTGTAAATCAAAGTATCCCACATTCGTACTTGGCCAAATGTATTACTGTAGTTGACTTTACTGAGATATGCAAGTGATACAATCATCTCAAGAAGTTTCATCTTGTTCTCAAGTTGTTCTACCAACTCCACATCCTTGATGTTGTATTCTATGAACTTTTGATAATCGTTCTTATAGAGAAGATGAAGAGAGCCCTGTTCCGAATAGTCCAGTTTACGTTCACCTAATTCAACAAATGCAATATGATCTAATCGATATGATTCTTGATTGATGTATGTAAATTTACGATACATTGCCAGATAGTCAAGAGTTTCTACACCATAGATCTCATATGTCTGTAACTCTTGGCCACCAAGACCAAACATCTTATACTCTCTAAGTTTTCTCCAAGGAGATAAAAGTTTGTAAGGATTCTTTTTGTCATCAAATAATCTCATTGCACGATTGACAAGATAAGGAATATCAAAGGTATCAATATTCCATCCTGTCATAATATCGGGAGATTCCTTATCCCACATCTCAAAGAACTTTTGAAGCATTGCACGTTCAGAATCGAATCGAAAATAAAAGACATCTTCTCTATCTGTAACAAACTCACCACGGCCAAAGACATAGACTTTCTTTCCAATCTTCATGGTGATTGCAGTTACTTCTTCGTTTGCAGTTTCTACATTTGGAAAACCATTCTCTGAACCAGTTTCAATATCAAGGTAAGCAATACGAATCTGAGAATAATCGTAGTCTATATGTTCTTCTGGAAAGTGTTCTGCAATAAAGGAAAACTCAAACTTATCATTACCATACACATCAAAGTTGTCAATATCATGATATTTGGAAATGAATTCTCGACACTCCTTCATGTTTCCAGGCCGAATCTCTCCAACTGGTTCACCTTGAAGTGTTTTGAATTTGGTTTCCTCTTTGGTAGGTATGTAAAGAGTGGGATGATATTCTATGCGGTCTTTGAATCTCTTGCCGTCATTAGACACACCCCGAAATAATATACTATTACCTATAGTTTGGACATTGGTATAAAAACTCATTTATTATCAAATTGATCAAATTTATGGATTTTAATATAGTTCACTTTTAACTTATCTAACTCATTATAACATATTAGAATGTGTTTGTCAATCCAATTCTTCTTCGAGCTAAATTGATGTAATAGAAACAAAAATTGTAGGTAGATTAACCAGATATATTTCATATTCTCCCCCTAAGAGAGAAGACCCTTTTTGTATTGTGTCTTCCCTTTTACTTTAAGTGCCGTCAAGGTTGACTTACGATTATTTCCATCTTTCTTATATGAACAATGCACCCATCCACTATTTGGATTTTTACCATCGTAAAACTCTAAAATAAGCTGATCAAATTCTAAATTTTTTGCAATCCATCTTGCAAGATCTGGATTGGAAACTCTAGACGATTCAAAATCTGCAGCTTCTCCATTACAATGTTGACTTGTCTTAGATCCGCCAATCTTTGCATTAAGTGCAGGAGAACGATAGCCACTACTTATTCTGATCGGGCCAAATTGTTCTCTTACTGGTTGTAAAATAAAATTACAGAGATTGACCAAGTTGATAACGTGTTCAGTTGTTGGTTCATTTGAAACCCCCATCCGATCTGCCGTTGAACTTTTGATCATCTCAAAATATGAAAAGTTTTTTGTCATGTACACGATTACCCCCTGTTAAGTACTTCTATTTTCTGAGTATTAGGATCGAACTTTAAAGTAACATTGAACTCTAGTGGCATAAATTTACCATCCTTCATTTGTACTGGAAGTTTACCCTCTACTGCACCTTTGAGTGCATCTTTTGCGTTACTGAAAGTATGTGATGGATCATTTTTTACAATTTTATCCAACTCTTTTTTTGCATTGTCTGGAAGTATATCATCTATCATTTTTTCAACGTGTTCTTCTGCAAGATCTTGAGCTTTGTCAACTACTAGCCCAGCAACTACATTGAATAACATTCCTGCAAGTGGTAACATAATTTTCTCCTTCAATTGATTAAAAACAAAAACCCCATCAAAGTATATATTTTTGATGGGGTTTGGAGAATGATTACTTACTAATCAATTTAGTAATAGGAATCAAACGTGGTTTCTTTTCTTCGGGCACCACTTTCTCCAAAGAAATATTTAGAAGACCATTATCGAACTCTGCACCTTTTACGATTACATCATCAGAAAGAGTCCAAGATTTAGAGAATGACCTTTTGGCAATTCCCCTGTGAACATACTGAGTATCATCAGTACTTTTGTCTTCTTTAGAACGAACTGTAAGAATGCCGTCCTTTACCTCTACTTCAATGTCAGATTCAGAAAACCCAGCAAGGGCCAACTCAATGACATACTTGTAGTCATCCTCTTTTCGGATATTGTAAGGTGGAAATCCACTATCCTGAGAAGATTGTGGAAAATTCATCAAACGATTGAACATGGAGTCAAATCCTACGGAAAGACCCATAAATCGTTCAAGATCGCCTGCGGTGAAATTTGTGTGATGTGCTAATGTTACCATATTGCCTCCTTTATTAAGCAAGGTTATTGTAAATCTCATCCCCTAGCACAGGGCAATGAGTAAGTTTAAGGTTTCCACTATGGACAACCTTAATCACGCCAACCCTCTCCCTTGAGAAAATGTTGACAGCGATGTTTAAAAACAATCCAAATCAATTTAATTAGTGAATCTTCTGCATAGTTTCCTACATCTCTCACTAATAATTTGTATTTTGTTTCCATCCTTATTTATCTCCTTTTCTACTATTATACTAATTTTTATAGGAAAAGTCAAGTCTAATTTTACAATTTTTTACGATAATTGAAATTAATAACCACTCTTCTTTTTTGGTCAGTACAAGATGTACCAGCGTGTTTCATTTTTGCAGGAAATGTTATCAATCTATTTTTCACACTATTAATCATTGTTCCATTATCAAATATGGTATAGCCATCGTTTGTGTTCATATAAAATATTGAAGTGTACCATCCTTCATTACTATTTTCATGTATGTCTGTATGGTATTCGTTTTCCTCTATTTCATATGTTTTAGGGATCAAGTTCAATTTGATTCTCCACACGGACTTGGCTCCCATCAATTGAAACATAGGTTTTAACTTTTCATAAGTATCGGGATCATTTAAAGTCTTATCGTAAATTGTATGTATGAATTGAAATTTTGAATCTCTTTTATCTTTTTCAACAATGTAGTCAGTATAAAACCATGAGAAAGATTGGCCCATGATTTTTTTATGTAAAGAATTAAAATATCTTTGATTTAAAAAATTGTCTTGAATTTGTACACTCATAATGAATAACAGAAATCTTTCAACAATAAAGATGATAATATGTTTTTATTTTTACAATCGGTAGTCAATCTATTATACATCTTAT